TAAAGGCAATTGTTTCTGTTTATTGGGTTCGCCTTCCCATTCAAATCTGTAATGTTCATTTTCGGGGATAAAGGTACTCGGCGGATTTTCATATGCGTCTTGAGGAAGTTTAGTCCATAGAGAATCAAATAACTCTTTTTCATCCATCATCCCAAACTGATTGTAAACACGACCAGTCATTTCTTTAGTTAAATCACGAAGTTTCTCTTTATTGTATTCTATCTTACGTTGAAAGTCCCAATACTCTTTTAAGTCGGCATATGATTGTTTTGTAATAGACATTTTTAGAAATATTTATATCCTGGCGTTTTTTTCTGGAAAAGGAAGTCGTTATATATCTAATGATTGTTATTGCATTTATAGTTTAAATTTTTTTATAAAAACAACAAATGCCTTATTGACAGGCCGTTTTTCAGATTTCTGTTTGGTTTATTTTGTAAGTTAATATATATGTTTATTAGTTTAAATCAATAGTGGCACCTCTATGAAATACACTCATAGTTGTATTAGATGTTTTACTGCCTTCTATTGTTTCTTTCTTACTGCCCCATATATCACTAGTGTAATTGCCTTTGACTTTTAAATTGTAATCACCACCAACATTCATATTTACATCTCCATCAACGGTGACCAGATTGATATTGCCTTTATCTACTTGTATGTTAATGTTTGCATTCGGGCCAATCTGTATGTCATAGTTGTTATTGGGTAAGCCATTTTTATTAATGTAAATCTTATGGCGACCATCTATAGTAATGTCACTATTTCCGCCGATACTGTGACGTTGGTGTCCAGTTGTTAATTCATATTTGTCATAAGTGTTAATGTAAGTAATATTGCCGACAGGATCAATTTCTCTTGACGTGCCTCTAAAATGGCTTTCGTAAATTCTTTCTGCGCCAGGCGTGTCATCTACTTCAAAAATGTGGCCCGCTTCTGATTCATAAACTTTGTTGTAAGGGTAAGTTGCATTATAGGTAATCGCTGGCTGATTCCATATTGTGCCATCACTAGCCGCTATCTCGCCGCCTTTGGCATTTGTTGTTGCGTTAAAGTCTGCTGTGGCAATACCTTTTGCGACATTCATACGTGCCGTTAAGTGTGGGTGCGTAACTTCATCATTGGTCGCCAGTCTATTTACATCACTCTCACCAACATACGCAGGATAAATTCCATTCGGGTCATAGAAACCTTTATCAGGTGCGGCCGCTTCAATAGGGCGACCAGGTAAAGAACCTATTACTAACGGCTCTTGACAGTTTGTGCCATCTCTAAAATATCCAAAGACCCAACTGCCTTCTACAAGAAAACTCGGCGACTGACCTAAACCTGAAATGCCTGGTGAGGTAACAGGTAGTACAACTTGCGCCCAAGGCAAGTCACTTGTAGGTAAAACTTCTTTGTCTTGCGTATGTATGCCTACGCAACGCACTCGCACTCTTCCCAAGAACAAAGAGTCTTGCCTGTCTTCAACAACGCCTGTGAACCAGATAAAGTTATTGAACCCTAAAAAATTATTGTCAGCCATTTAGTTTTTTCCCATATTGTTTTTCTTTTAAAGACTTGCACTTACGCATTTGTAAACTATTTAGAATACCTTTACGCAGGCGAGTGTGAAAACCACGTGTAATATTATCTTTACGCAGGCGGGTTTGCGTACCCTTTGCGACCCTTTGCGTAAGATATGTAATAGGTAGAAATATACCTAATAGCCAATTCTGAACAACATTGGTTACCGTCGGACACTCGGATGGCTTCGCACTCTTACCATAGTATCGTTGGCGACTATGCTGTGGTTCCATCAGTTCATCTGCGTTATACACTATTCCGCTCACATTGTCAATAGGCAATGCTTGTAGATGTTCTGTATATGTTCTGTTTTGCTGTGTCATATTGCTGTCTTATTCTCTATAAATGCCTGCTGTAATGGTAGTCTTACACGTCTAGCGTTAGCGACCCCAAAAAATTTGCGATTCTCAAAGATTCTTTCAGTAGTTCTCATTTTGTCGTCCTAAAAAGGTGTTCCTTCTGTTTCGTAAGGATTAGATTGTACTCTTGATAATAGTTCATTGTCTGCTTCATAGATATTAGTAGTTTTGCGACCACCTGAATAGTGTGTCCAACTATTATGTTCATCAATATATGCTTTTGGTACATTGTCCTTAACACATTTCAATACCATAGTATATACATCATCTGTCCTATTAATAATATGTTTCATATCGTATATTAAATATCTGCCCGACCAATATGGACTGGATTCTATTGGTTTATTGTGTCCTGTTGGTTCCATTATAGGCATATCAAACGTAATAATATCTCCTGCCTGTAATAATGAATTGCCAGGTACTTTTAACTCTAATATACCACTTGTTAATAATTGTCTTTGTGATAATGCCTTTTGTGATATATGTTTTGCACTCACGTGTGGTATAGGTACTGGTATGGCGTCTACTATCTTTGAAACCACAGCATTATTAGATTCAGTCATTTCGTGTACGTAATCAGTACTAGATTTTAACATTACCTTTTGGTCGTGTTCTTCACTAAATGCTCTAAATGTATCTTCAAATTTTGTTAAAGGTAATGGTAATTTATCTGCTGTTTTGGCACCAGTATCGTGTTCAGTATGAAAATGGTTACCAAAATCATCAGCATAATCATATGCTGTTTCTGTAATAGTTTTATTAAACATATCGTGTTCAATTAATTTACTTGCATAACCACCACCTTGTAAATGATTTAATACATCAACTGGGTTTATTAAATTCCAAGTTATTACACCGTGCATATCTTCAACAATATCTTTTGCACCACTATGGTGTCTAACATTTTGTTGTTGAAATCTATATGCCCATTTGGCAGGTCTTGCTATTGCACCACCTACTGCTAATAATGATTCAATACTTCTAAATTGATATCCGTCTTTTGTTTCATAGAATAGATATCCTGCATTTTGATATTTCTTTGATACTGCCTTTTTCGCCAACATATCAATTGCCTTAAATGGTCTAACATTTGGCATAACTATTTTATTTAAATATTTTGTAGGTTCTACATATAAATCTTTTCTTGCATTGAGATATTTTTTATTTGTAAATATATCTTCAACACCTATTTCAACAGGTCCAGTATATGCCTTACTAACTTTTCGTAAATTATTAAAATAAACTTCTCTTGAGCAGAAAAATATATCATATGCTTGACTACCTGAACCTATTGTTTTAGTATCAGGTGCTACACTCTCAATTTTGTATATGTGAAATGGGTGACCTTCATTGGCAGTAGCATTAATACCATCTGTCCCAGGTGTATTAAATTTTAAGTTCAATCTTTCTAAACCAACAATAGGTAATAGTGTACGTAAATCTTTGGTATCATACACTTGTATTCTACCTGTCATTGATTTATTAAAAATACCTTCTTGAAGTTCTATACTTAAAATGAGGTTTGTTATATCAACCCTAAAAGGTTGTTGTTGACCAGGCGAACCACCTGATATCTTGTAAGATAAAATATCAGCGGCTGCTAAATTATAATCGCCTGCTTTTGTGAGTCTTTCGCTACTTTTAACCATATCATTTTCTAATCAAACTATTAAATTCTTGTAAAAATAAATCAAGATATTGTGGATCAACTATTCTAATTTGTCTTTTACTGTCTTGTTTTCTTCTTTCATATTCATAATTAGTTACAGCACCTGCGCCTGCGTCTGTTGAATTGCACTCTAACATATGAGAATAATCATCAGGTCCATCACCTATTTTATTTCCACTTGATTGTACCTTTTCGTAATGATGTATTCCGTCAGGACTATCATATTTGTCTTCCATATATTTTTCAAATTGTAAATTAGATAACGGCCAATCATAATATATATTTTCAATATCATTTATCATACATACAACCCAAAATAAATTTGTTTCACCATATATTTTATATGCTACATCTTCTGGTTTCTCTCCATCTTCAACATCATAAACATCTAATAATGATACGTTCTTTTTTATTTTATCTTTCGTTTTTATTCTACGAAATATATCAGGCACTAATTTATAATAACCATTTGCCTTAATGTCATATAACATTAATGGAAACTGTTCAAAATATCTAGCCATTAGAATCCCTCCATAATTTTATCTTTAGTCATATATTCTAATTCTGCAAATGTTAAATCAAGACTATATGTAACTGGGTTGTGGTCTTCAAATGTTTTGAAATTAGGTGATTCAGATGGCACATAACTCACATCACATTTTTTCAAGGCACATCTTGATATTTTATTTAAACTATCATTAATACCTGTATTGTGTAAATAATGTATTTCAAATTCTGAAGGATAATCAAACATACGACCTTTATGCCAAGCATTTTTATTTTTACCTGGGTGCATATGATATTTAAACATTTTAATTATGTCTTTTACTTTTTCAGTTTCATCTGGATTTCTAGGCCAAAATCTAAATGAATAAGTGAATTCTCTAAAATGAGGACCTTCATATAACATTTCAGCGTGATTGTTAATTGCTAATCCCATACCCTTACCCATTAATTTAACCCAATCACCCATACCTGCACCTGATGTTATAGCACTTACAAATTCTTTTCCTTTTTGCATAACTATACCTGAACCGTGTTGACGTGCTTCTTTAACTGCATCCATAAAGCCAAGGTCTTTATCTTTTATACTTTTATATGCTTCTGCTATATCTCCAGAAATACCCATATCTTCTGCTCCCCAACCTGCACCATAACTAACTTTAATATCTGGTGGCATATATAATGCAATTGCACCTGATATTATATCTTTGCTTGGCATATCACGTAATACAGTATTTGTTTTATTAATTCTAGGTATTGTAATTCCTCTATCTTTATAACTTTGTCTAATATCATCTTCAAACCCTACTGCTTTTCTTTCATTAGGATTACCACCATCATTTCCCCATATCTTCCTACCACCTGGGTTTAATCCCACACTTCTTGCTAATTTTAAATCTGGATTTTCTGCTGGGTTGTCACCAACGTTTGATGATATTGTAAAGAATAATATCCAATTACCTAGTTCATTACCTGTTAACTCTGGTGGATATTGTAGATGTTGAAATTTTAAAGGATCATCTTTAACAGTTCTTCTATCAGAATTAATTTCAAATGGTGATTTCTTCAACATCTTATTAATGCCTGAAGTATTACCTACATTTATAGTCTTGCCTTGAACAAAGCTAGAAACAAGTGATGATGGATTAATATTTCCAACTGCTTTATTAACTATAAAACTCTTAACACCTCTTACAGCACTCTTAACGAAATGCTTGAGTTTCATACTTCTTGCGTATCTTTTGCTTGCTCCGTAACCGTATGGCATATGTTTGTTGATCCTTTTTATAAATACTATTATATTTATATGATTTATAGGTAATATATGAAGAAGAGTTACAAAGGAATATACAGACCAACATACCCTAGAAAATACGTAGGCAACCCTAATATGATAGTGTACAGGTCATTATTAGAGCGTAGGTTTATGCGTTATTGCGACCTAAATCCTGATGTATTAGTTTGGGCAAGTGAAGAATTGCCTATCAGATACTATAATCCATTAGACAAGAAATTTCATAGATACTTTCCAGACTTTGTTATCAAAACAATTAAAGATAAAAAGTATATGATTGAAATTAAACCATCAAGACAAACTGTTAAACCTAAAAAACCTAAATTAAAAACTAAATCTTATATGCGTGAGTCATTTAACTATATCAAAAATAAAGCAAAATGGTCAGCGGCAAGAGCATATTGTGTAAATAATAATATGGAGTTTAAACTAATTACTGAAAAGCAATTAGGTTTTAAATAGAAAATGATGTGCCACACCCACAACTAGATTTAGCTTTAGGGTTATTGAATACAAAGTTGGCACCAAATATATCGTTCTTATAATCTAATTGCATACCTAGTAAATACAATTCAAAACTTTTATCTACTAATAACGTGTTATCAACAACTAAATCTTTATCAGTTGGTGAATCCTCAAACGACCAATCATAACCAAAACCAGCACAACCACCACCCTTTACAGATAGTCTAACATAGTTCTTACTATGTTTTTCTTTTAATTCTTCTAATCTATTTTTTGCGTTCTCTAGTATCGTTATCATTGTTCTTTCTCTTCCAAGGTTTAAGGTCTAATAATATGTATAATATAATTCCACCCATAAGGCAGATAAACAAAAAACCAAATATTACTTTTAATATGGTTAACATTAATCAGTAATAAAAATTTTATGATTTAATGCTTGTTTTACTCTATATGCGTCTAAACTTCCATTACCGACATCTGCTTTTTTTGACATTATATTGGTAGTAGAGGCACTATTACCTGAAGCACCAATATTGGTAAAATTACCAGAAGGATGAAAATCTTCCTTATCCTTCATCAAATTATATT